TGGAAAATATATAAAAAATGATTATGTTTATTATTACATTGATTTTCTAAGTTAAATTAATGCAAATCATCTATAAATTAGCTTTTTAATGTACTTTTTAGAGTTTTAAAAAAGTTGCTAAACCCGTGAAAAACTATAAAATTATAATTCTATGTACACCACAATTTACACCACTATTTTCATTTCAGTAGATATGATTGTGGTGTTATTTTATTGTAAAAGTTTTATTGCTTGTTCTAATTCATCCAACTCAGTATGAGTATAAATTTTCTTAGTAAATTCTTTATCTTCATGTCCTGCTAAATTTGATATTACTACATCATTTGCACCAGCTTTATTTAACATACTTGCAAAAGTATGACGAGTGTCATGAATTGTATGCTCCATTCTTAACTCATCCATAACTTTTTTAAAATTCATTCTAAATGTGTCATAGTTAGCTTTTTTATTCATCCCTTTCCAAGTAAATAGAAATTCCATATTCTCATTCAGAAATGAATCTACAATATTTCTTATTTTATTGTGAATTGGGATAGCTCTAACTCCTGCTGATGTTTTTGATTGTTTTAAAAAGATAAAATTATTTTCAATATCTTCTCTTCTTAAAGATAAGAACTCCTCTATTCTTAATCCTGTGTATATTAAAACACATAGTACTTTACATATTTTATTATCTAAATTAAACAATATTTCCCTCTCATTTTCTGTAAATATTTTTCTAGTGATAACTCTTTCTCTTTTTATTAACTCTACTAATGCAGAATAGTCTTTGTCAACTATTTCATACTTCAGAGCATATTTATACATGCCTCTTAATACCACTTTTGCATGATATTGAGATGACCAAGTTCTGATTTCTTTATCAAAAAAATCTTGAAGATCTATTGTTTTTAATTCTGAAAAAACTCTATCTTTTATTTTTGAAATATATCTATTGTAAGATACTTGATAATGCTCTATTGTATTTGGTTTTATTTTTGGCTCATGAATAGCCCACCATCTCTCAAATATATCTTTTACTGTTAATCTTTTCAAATCATAAGTATCTTTATTCTTTACATAGTTAGCCAAAGCTTCATTAGCCTCAGAAGCTTTGGCATAGTATCCTAGGACCTTACGAATGGGATTCCCTGTATTCAAACTATAGCCCGTTACAACTATAACTTTAAAAGGCTTTCTAAGCTTTCTATCTTTAATCTTATAAATTGTACCTGTGCCGTTTTCTCTCCGCATAAAAAAAATCACACTCCTTTTCTAAAATTGTAAAAAAATAAAGAGTGTGTTATAATATAATCCAAGCAAAAAAAGATAACACCACTCTTTTTTAACCCCTATAGTGCAGTCGCAATGCACTGCTGGGGTATTTTTTTTATTAATTGTTTCCTAATTTTTCTCTAATCTTATTAATAGTCTTTTTTCCTGCAACTCCATCTGCAGTAAGTCCGTTATCTCTTTGGAACTCTGTAATAGCATTTTTTCCTGTATAACCAAGAGTAGCTAAGTTCTTTTTAATTTCTGCTTTAGACATTGTTTTAGTGCTATTTTTTGTAGATTTTGGACTTTCGTAAGGACAGACACCATTTGGGTGGCTATGAGCAGAATAACCATGATGATAGTGATATGTTCCATTTTTTCTATCATAATGCCCTCCACTTGCATCAGTTCTCCCTGGATGTGCAAAAGCTAGTAAACTAACTAAAGTAAATAACGTAAATATTTTTTTCTTCATAAAAATCTCTCCCTTTTTTTAAATTTTTTGTTAAGCATAGTATCCTTTAACAATAGCTTCATCTATTGCAAATAATAGATTTGATTTCTTTCCATTTATGTAATTAGTAATTAATTCTTCTGCAGATTGATATGTTTCATGAAGACTAAAAACTATAAAATTACGCAATCTAACTTTTAAAGCTTCATGACTATAGCCAAATTCATTCATTAATTCTTCATATGTAAAATCTAACTTATATATAGCTTCCTCTAAGGCTGTATCTGAACTAAACATATATGAAGCAATTGTATCAGCTTCAATCTCAATCATTGATTTATCCTCAAATTTTATATTTAGAAGGTCATCAAATTGTGATGATATTCCAAGAGGAATATCAATAAATAGGTGTTTTATTTCATGTAATATAGTAAATATACGTCTTCCTTTTTTTAAATTAGAATTTAGACATATAATAATCTCTCCTTCTTTTTCATATAAACTTCCAGCTATGATATTATTTAATTTTGAAGAGAAACTATACTCAATTATTTTTACATTTAAAGCTTCTTGGACATATTTAATGATATGATAATATCTAATTTTTTTATATTCAATCCCAAAAAAATCAGCAATTTCTGTCATGAATGGTTTTATTTTATTAATAATATTAAAATACATATGATAATCCATTCTAAATTTACCATATTTAATGTATGGTGTAATAGTGAAACTCATTATTTTTCACCCTCACTTTTTTTAAATTCGTTTAGTATAAAATTAAAATATTTTTGCATTTCAGAGTTAAGTTTTGCTATCTCTTCATCACTAAGTTTCATTTTATCTAATTCTCTTGTATCTATTCTAAAATTAGAAACTAATTCAGCAGAAGTTTTCTTTTGAACTCCCATAATATCTAAAGGGGATACTTTTAGAGCTTTTGCAAGTAGCTCTATTTTATCTCTTTTCATGTTAGAAATTATACCTAATTCCCATTTTCTAACTGTGCTTTCTCCAACTCCCACTATGTTTGCAACATCTTTTAAAGTCATCTTTAATTCTAATCTTCTTTGCTTTAAATCAAAATCTGCCATACAATACCACCCCTAAAAACTAATCAAATATATACTTATTATATCATTTTTTGTCTTTTAGTCAATATTTTTTTGTTTTTTTTGTCTTTAAGTGTTGACAAGGTTAAAAAAATGTGTTAATATTATTTTGTCTTAAAAGACATAAAAAAAGAAAGGAGGTTTTTCATGGAGGCTAGAAAATTAAAGGTTGAATTACTAATGAATGGCTTATCTGGAAAAGAGTTAGCAAGAATTTTAAAGGTTTCTCCTACTACACTATATAGGAAAATTAAAAATCCAGATACATTAACTCTACAAGAAATCAAAGGTATATCAAAAATATTAGAATTAGATTCTGAAAAAATATTAGATATTTTTTTTAATTAATATTTGTCTTTTAAGACAAAATAGGAAAAACTATAGAAAAAGAAAATATTAGGTACTGAGATGATTATACCACAAAAGAAAGAAAGGAAATTATTATGGAAGATTTATATTTTAAAAATCACGAAGCAAGAATTATATTTGGTTTATTAGAATTAAAAGATAGACAACAATTAGATTTTCTAGGAGTAGACTGGAAACACTTCTGTGATAGAAGTCTAGCGAAAGAATGGTATGAGAAGAATAATGCCATTCTGGAAAAAAGTAAACATGAACTAAAAGATAGAGCATTAGGAATGCTTTATCAAATGTATAAAATGATGATTGCTTAAAAAATAAGGGAGGAATAAAAATGAGAAAAATAGAAATGTTAAGGAAAAGATTTGAAAGTTTAAAAGCAGTGAAATTGAAAGATGAGAAAGAACTAGATCAGAAAAAAGTAGAAAGATATATTAGGGAATTTGCAATAGATTTAGAAATGAGAGATTTTACTCCTTGGATTATGTACTCAATAGATGAAATTTACAAACATCTAGTAAAAAATTATACATTATCTGAAATAGTTATGAGACATAATGATTCTAACAAAAAATCTTTCACCGAAATAGCTATGAGCTTTTTAGTAGACAGATGTAAAGACTACAATTCTACTGTTAAAACCATAACAGAAGCACTGGATATTATAGAAAGAATCAAGAATGATTATAATAATTCTGTTTCATTCTTTCAATTTCCTTATTTGGAGAAATACTATGGAGACATCGAAAAGATGTTTCAAAAATATGAAGATATAAGAATATCTCAGCAAAAATTCAGGACAACTGCTGTATATAAAAAGTATTTTAAAAACCCAATAAAAAATACTCTATCAGTAGAGGAAATTCAAGAAAAGCAAAGGGATTTGATGAAAAAATTAAAAACTTTTGATAAAACTTATTTAATTTTCATTATGTTTATTGAAGACCAAGAAAAGAAGAACATCCATGAAAATATCTGCTATGGATTCAAAGAACCAAAATACGTAGGTTCAAAAATTAAACTTATAGAAGATTTAATCAATAATTATCCTAATTTAAAGGATAAAATGGAGCCTATTTATTATGAATTAGAATGGAGAATTATGGAAGACTATATAAGGTATGGTCTATTTACAACAGAAAAAAATGATGAGGATTTCAACTATGAATTTAGGGGATGGTAAAAATGCTAAATATAAGAAAAATTTGGAAAGATACTTACTTAGTAAATGGTGAGTATCTAACACAAAACTATAGCCAGGCTGTTATAATTGCCAACACTGGTAAAAAGATAAAAGGTTTTGAGGTTGATTGTATGGAACTAAGTTTAAAAAATTATTTAAAATTCAAATTTAAATGGGTTGCTAGAGTAGTGTGGTTTTGCATAAATAAGCCTTTAGATATCCTACTTGAATGGGCCTAAGGAGGAAAAAAATGGAAAAGAACAGCTACTCAGTAGCGGAAGCTGCAAAATTAAAAGGAAGAACATTGCAGTACATAAGGGAACAAATAAAAGCGGGAAATATCCCAGGATGTACTGCTATAAAGATAGGCTCAAAGAACTGGTCTTATGATATACCAAAAATGGCATTTGATAATCATTTAAGAGGTACTAATGGCTTAGATATAGAAGCTATAAAAGATGTAGTAAAAATAGCTTTTAAAGAAGTTATAGAAGAAATGGCAAATGAATTAGTAAAAGAAAAAATAAAAAAACATCTAACTTAGCCGACCAAGCAAGCATTAGATGTTTTGAAAGTAAATAGTAAAAATCTATTTACTTGAATTATACACTAAAAAATTAAGAAATTCAAGTTATCTGAGTTAAGGAAGGAGAAGCAATGGATATAACTGAATACAAGTCTAAAAATGAAGGGAAATATGTTCTAGTTTTAAGAGAAGACGATATAAAAGTTTTAAATCATTTTGCTGGCATAGCAAAAAATGGAGATCTTAAAGGGTTGATAGTTTGTAGTAAATATGCAGGGTTTACTGATACTTATAGACTTTTAACAGTTAAAGATACCCATGAGGAATTATCTGGATCAAATACAGCTACTCCTCTTATGTATGATGTGCTAGATGTGTTGAAAAAAGCTAAATCTTTAGCAGTACTTGAAGATGGAAAAATCGCAGTTCAAGTAGAGATGGAAGTAACTGAGTATGAACCTATGAAAGATGTGAAAGTTCCAAACATATCTAAAGTAGTTGAAGACTTAGAGTATGAAAATCATTGTGAAGCACATCCTCTCATTAATTTTACTGAAAATACAGTTTGGAAGATGTTAAAGACTGTAGGTGGGATGGAAGATTTTAAAAGATTTTTTAACTTTGAAAATGGAAAAGTAACTGTTGAAGCTTACCCAAACGATGAATCCAAATTATTTTTAGAGATTATGGAGTTAGATAATACAAAAGCTAGTTTAAAAACTTCTTTAAATTTTAAATATGTGGATCTGTGGTTTAAATGGATTAAAGCTAATAAATTTAATATTGCTTTAGGGAAAAATAACAGAAGTGCTATTAAATTTAGCAATGAAAATACAGATTACATAGTTATGCCACAGGCATTAAGAAGTTAAGGAGATGGTTAAATGTTTTTAATTAATGATAGCTATTATGAGTTAGTTTTAGAAGATGGCGATATTGCTGTTTTAGAAAATATAAGAACTGGAGAACCTTTAACGATAAATATTAAAGAACTCTGGAATTATGCAATATGAAAGGAGGTGTTCAGTATGCTGAGAATAAATAAAAAGTCTGCTGCGACTACCACATCATCAACAGACTACCAACCAAATTTCGATTATATAGTACAACAATTTATTAAAAAATGCAAATAGGAGGATAAATAAATGGTAAAAGTAGAATTTACAGGAAGTGTGGAAGAAGTTAAAAAGGAAATAAGAGAGTTCATAGAAGCTAATTGTACCGAGGTATTAATCAGTACACAAAAAGAAATTAAAAGGGCAATAGATAATGCTAAATCTAAAACAGAAGAGAAGAAAGATGAAGTTAAAAAGGTAGAAGAAACACCAAATCAAAAATTACCTACTGCACCAGCTAAAAAAGAAGAAGCACCTGTAGCTGTAGCAACTCCTTTACCTACTAAGACAGCTGAGTATACTGCAGATGATTTACAAAGAATAGCAGCTACTTGGGTAGAGAAAGACGCTGAAAATAACAGAAAAACTATGAGAGATTTGTTAGGTAAATTTGGAGTTAAAGCTATAACTGTTCTGCCTCAAGAAAGTTATGGAGCTTTTGTTCAAGAACTTAAAAATTTAGGAGTTGATATTTAATGGCACATGCACTATTAGGACCTTCTAGTGCATCAAGGTGGATGGCTTGTCCGCCTTCTGTAAGACTCTGTGAACAGTTTGAAGATGTAGAAAGTGAATATGCAAAAGAAGGTAGTTTGGCACATGAAATAGCAGAGTTGAAGGTAAGAAAATTAATAGATCCTGGATTAACTTCTAGGAAATTTACATCAGCTATGAAGAAGCTGAAAGAAAAAGAACTTTACCAGGAAGAAATGCAAGGTTACACAGATGAGTATGTAGAGTTTATTCAAGAACAGATGTACAGTTACCCAACTACTCCTCATATAGCTGTGGAACAAAAAGTAGATTTCTCTCAATATGTTCCAGGTGGGTTTGGTACAGCTGACTGTATTCTAATCTCTAATGATACCTTACATGTTATAGATTTTAAGTATGGAAAAGGTGTTCCTGTAAGTGTTGAAAATAATGCTCAGTTACTTCTGTATGCATTAGGAGCATATCTCGCTTACGAAATGATATTCCCTATAGAGCACATTAAAATGTCAATCGTACAGCCAAGATTAACTGGCATAGACACTTGGGAATGTAGTCTCGATTACTTACTAACCTTTGCTAAGAAAGCTCAGGAAAAGGCTGTAATGGCTTTAAATGGAGATGGTGATTTTAACAATGGTGAACACTGTAAATTTTGTAAAGCTAAATCTATCTGTAAAGAGAGGGCTAATGTTAATTTAGAACTTGCTAAGTACGAGTTTAAAGCTGCAGACCAATTATCTTTAGAAGAAATTGGTGAAATTCTACAGAAGGCTCAAGATTTAGCTGAATGGGCAGAAGATTTAAAAGAGTATGCATTAGCAGAAAGTTTAAAAGGAAATAATGTTCCTGGTTGGAAGGCTGTTAATGGTAGAGGTAGTAGAAGTTTTAAAAACACAGATGAAGCTATAAAAGTACTTAAAGAAAATGGAATAGCTGAAGAACTGTTATACGAAAGAAAGTACTTAACTTTAGCACAAATAGAAAAGGTAATAGGTAAAAAAGATTTTAATAATTTAGTTGGAGATTTAATAGTTATGAATGTAGGTAAGCCAACTCTTGTAGAAGCTTCAGATAAAAGAGAAGCTATAACAAACAAGATAAAGGCGGAGGATGAATTTAGTGCAGTTGATGATATTAATAATTTATAAAATAAAGGAGAAGTGATTTTTTATGGCAAATGATACTAGAGTAATGACAGGGAAAGTAAGATTAAGTTATGTGCATTTATTTAAACCTTATGCAGCAGAAAAAGGGCAAGAAGAAAAGTAAACTAGATGCAGCTATAAATGCAGCAATAGAAAAAGGAATTAGCAGTGTGTGGAATGGAGTTAAACCTCCAAAACCAACTATCCCAATATATGATGGAGACGGAGTGAGACCATCAGATGGCCAAGAATTTGGACCCGAATGTAAAGGGCACTGGGTGTTTACAGCAAGTGCAAAGATTGATTACCAACCTGGAATAGTTGATGTAAGAGCTCAACCAATTCTTAACCAATCTGAAATATACTCAGGAATTTATGCGAGAGTATCAGTGAACTTTTTCCCTTATGCAGTAAGTGGTAAAAAAGGAATAGGTTGTGGTCTAGGTAATGTACAAAAGTTAATGGATGGAGAGCCTTTATCAGCCGTAGGAATAAAAGCTGAAAATGAATTTGGAGAAGTAGAAATAGATCCAGTTACTGGAGAACCATTATTATAAAAAAACTTATAGAGGGGCAGTGTGAAAACTGCCTTTCACTTTCAAAAAGGAGCGATTATGAGAACTTTAAATATTGATATAGAAACATTCAGCTCTGTAGACATAGGTAAATCTGGTGTATATAAATATGCAATGAGTGATGATTTTCAGATACTTTTATTCGCTTATTCTATTGATGGTCAAGATGTAAAAATAGTAGACCTTGCACAAGGTGAAACTATACCACAAGAAGTATTACACCTTTTAAAAGATGAAACTTGTATTAAGTATGCTTATAATGCTGTCTTTGAGTGGTGGTGTTTGAATATGGCTGGAATAGAAACTCCTTTAGAGCAATGGCAATGCACAATGGTTCATGGTCTTTATTGTGGGTATACAGCAGGTCTTGCTGCAATAGGTAATGCTATGGGATTACCTCAAGATAAAAAGAAACTAACAACAGGAAGTGCTTTAATAAGATATTTCTGTATACCTTGTAACCCAACTAAGAGCAACGGAAACAGAACTAGAAACCTGCCACATCATGCCCCAGAAAAATGGGATCTGTTTAAGGAATATTGTATCCAAGACGTAGTTACAGAAATGGAGATAGGTAGAAGATTAAGTGCTTTTCCTGTCCCTGAAAGAGAGTGGAGACTTTGGGTATTGGATACATTTATGAATGCATACGGAGTAAGAGTTGATAGTGAATTAGTCAATGGTGCTCTGTATATAGATGCATTATCCAGGGCTAATTTACTAGAAGAAGCAAGAGAGATAACAAAGTTAGACAATCCCAATTCTACAAGTCAGTTACTAAATTGGTTAGAAGAAGCGGGAGAAGAAGTTGAGAATTTACAAAAAGCTACTGTTGAAAAAATGGTAGATGCTTTAGAAGATGGTAAAGCAAAAAGAGTTTTAGAGATAAGACAAGAACTTTCTAAGACATCTGTTAAGAAGTATAAAGCTATGGACGAAGCCATGTGCAAAGATGAGAGAGTAAGAGGGCTTTTACAATTTTATGGAGCTAACAGGACAGGAAGATATGCTGGAAGATTAGTCCAAGTTCAGAACCTGCCTCGTAACCACATAGAAACTTTAGATGTAGCTAGAGATGTTATTAAAAAAGGTGATGGCGAACTTTTAGAAATGCTTTATGGAAATATACCTGATACCTTATCTCAGTTAATAAGAACAGCATTTATCCCCTCTGAAGGTAATCACTTTGTGGTATCAGACTTCTCAGCAATAGAGGCAAGAGTTATAGCGTGGCTTGCTGGAGAAGAGTGGAGAATGGAAGTGTTTAAGACCCACGGAAAAATTTATGAAGCATCTGCATCTCAAATGTTTGGAGTACCCATAAACACAATAGCAAAAGGTGAAGAAAACTATCATCTAAGAGCTAAAGGAAAAGTTGCAGAACTTGCACTAGGTTACCAAGGTAGTGTTGGAGCTTTAACTGCTATGGGTGCGGCAGACATGGGACTGACAGATGAAGAAATGAAAGACATTGTAGACAGATGGAGAAAATCATCTAAAAGAATTGTGGAACTCTGGTATGCATTAGAGAATGCTGCAGTTGAAGTTTTAGAAAAGGGTGAGCCTCAAATGGTTAAGTGTGTAAAGTTAGCTAAAGAGTACGATTTTATTTATGGTCAAGACTTTTTCACCATAGAATTACCAAGCGGTAGAAAACTATTCTACCCAAAGCCATTCTTAAAAGAAAATCAATTTGGGCAAATGCAGATGCATTACATGGGTATTAACCAAACCACTAAGAAGTGGGAAGTTATCC